TGGTGGACCGTCGCTTCGCGGCAAGCGCTTTATTCCGACGGCGTCGCCGCCGGCAAAGTCGGCGTCGACGGGACCTGCCGCATCGACCGCATGGTGACGACCTATCAGAGCACCGCGCTCGGCACACCCGACCAGACCTTCCTCGACATCGAGACCATGGCGCAGGGCATGTACACCATGCGCTATTTCCGTACCGGCGTGAGCGACGAGTGGGGCCGCGCCGCCTTCGCCGACGAGGACCCCTACAACAACCCGTCGGTGGCGACGCCGTCGAAGATCAAGGTGACGCTGATCAATCTCTACACCGACCTGTGCGCGCTCGGCGTCGCCCAGCATCCGGAATTGTTCCAGCAATACGTGGTGACGGCGCGCAACGCGCTCGATCCCGACCGCTGCGACGCCTACATCCCGGAAAATATGGTCGGGCAGTTGCGCGTCTTCGCCGCCAACGTCACCGCGTTCCGCTCCTATACGTCGCCGGGCGGCGCGCCGCTGGTGCCGTCGGCGCCGGGCTATTCGTCGGCGGCTTGATTTTTCCAGGAAACGTAGGGTGGGTTAGCCGCCAACGGGTCCGCGCAAAGCGCGGCCCGATGACAGGCTCTGCGGCGCTAACCCACCCTACAAGCAAGGATCGAGATCCATGGCAAACGAAACCGACGGCTGGTTCGGCGGCCGCGTGACCTTCACCTTCGGCGGCCAGCCCTTCACGCTCGCCGAGGCGGCGGTGAAGCTCAGTCCGGCGCTTTACGACGTGAGCGCCAAGGCCAACCAGGACGGCACCGCCGCCTACGAGGCCAAGCCCGAGCTGGTCGGCGCCGACATGACGTTCCGCAACGCCGCGGCGATCGACTGGACCAAGGTCAACATGCAGACCGGCAATGCGACCATCGTCGAAGACACCAACGGCCGCACCCACATGTTCACCGGCACCCGGCTCATCGGCAAGCCCGACGTCGATGTCTCGACCGGCGACGTGACCGGGCTCAAGCTCGCCGGCGGCACCTACAGCAAGCTGGGGACCAGCTGATGAGCGATCTCGTCATCGAGCTTTCCGAGCCGATCACCGGCCATGGCGGCCTGGTGACCGAGATCGTGCTGCGGGCGCCGACCTGGCGCGAGCTGGCGCTGTACGGCGAGCCGTTCAATCTCATCAGTTCGGCGGCCGGGAACGGCGAGGCGCCGCAATATACCCGGGTCGACAATCAGATGGCGATCAACCGCTATATCGAGGCGCTGCTGAAACCGGCCGAGGCGCCGGCGGCGAAGATCGATTACGGACTGCTCAATCAGCTCTGCCTGCGCGATGCGCTTGCGCTCAAGGACGCCGTGCTGGGTTTTTTTTACGCTGCACGGTCGACGACGTCGAGCGCTGCGTCGAATTCCTAGTGTTCCGCTGCCGGTGCTCGAGCATCGAGGCGGCGGCGGCGCTGACGGTCGACGAAATCTTGCAATGGACGGCGATGGCCGTCAAATCCGCCGGCCCAATGGCCGGCGCTAGGAGCGGAATATGGCGTCGCGGGTCATCCAGGCCGAAGCGATCATCACGGCGAAGGACGCGACCGGCGGCGCCTTCAGGGAAGTCGCCCAGAAAGTCCAGCAGCTGTCGTCGACCATGAAGTCGCTCGGCGGCGCCGCCGGCACCTACGGCGCCGGTATGAACAAGACCATCGGGCGGTTGCAGAGTCTGATGTCGACGATGGCGCCGATCGCCTCGGGCGCTGCGGCTTTCGAGGGCATGCGCGGCCTCCACGGCATCATCCACGAGACCGTCCAAGCGACGGCTGGCCGCGCCCACGAGCGAGCGCGCATGGAGGCTGCCGGTTTCTCTGGTGCCGAGCTACAAGAAGCGGAAAAAATTTCGCAAGAAATCTCCGAGCGCTACAAGGCGCTGTCGACGACGACCATCATGCATTCGCTGCGGAATCTGCGCGCGATCGTCGGCTCGTTCGACGAGGCGGCCAAGCTTATCGATCCGATCGCGCAGTTGCGCATCGTGACTCTGGGTGCTCATCCCGAACGCAAGGAGGAACTGGAATCGGCGTTCGATAAACTGGAAAAGAGCCAGGAGCTTGTCGGGGCAACGCAGGATCCGGAGCGATTCCATAGAAACATGGATCTCGTCGCCAAGGCGATGAACGTCTTCGGCGACACCATGCGCCCCGACGATTTTTACGATTTTGCCAAATATTCCCGCCGCGCGGGGCAGGGCTACAGCGATCGTTTTTTGCTCGGTGTGGCGCCGACTTTGATGCAGGATATGGGGGGAAAGTCGGCCGGCGAAGCAATGTCGAGCTTCTATCAACAATTTGTCGCCGGCGTCATGCCCGCCTACGTCGCTAATATTATGAACAAGAACGGCTTGATCGGCGATCCGAGCAAGCTCGAATATACCAAGGCGGGAATGATCAAGAAGGTTCTTCCGGGGGCGGTGAAGGGCTACGAATTGGCGAAGTCCGACCCCTATCGTTGGGTGAACGAAGTTTTATTGCCGACGCTCGCGGCGCACGGCGTCAAGACCAAGGAGCAGATCGAAAACTTCGGCGCTATTCTCGGCTCGAAACGGACCACCGGTCAGGCGCTCGGCATCATGTCGACGCAGCAATCGAGAATCGGAAAGGATTTGGCCCAGGAAGAAGGCGCCAAAGGGCTCATCGCCTGGAAGACCTTCATGGCCAAGGATCCCTTCATGGCCATGGAAGGCGTCACTGATCAGCTCCAGAATTTGATGGCCGTCGCTGGCGGCCCTTTGGCGGAGCCAGCCGCGCATTTTCTCAACGAATTGGCGGGCAGCATCGACGCCATTATCAACGCGACCAAAGGCCATCCCTGGGCCGCGACAGGCCTGGTCGCCGGCGGCACCGCCGCGCTCGGCGCCGGCTCGCTGGCGGCGACCATGTATGGCATCGGCAAGGCGTTCAACATCGGCAAAGCGCTGGTCTCGTCGGCTCCGAAAGTCGTGGATTTGTCCGGCGATGCCGCCATCAGGGCGATGCAGGGATTGCCGGGAGCGGCCGGTCCGTCGCTGCTCGGCACCGTCGGCGCTGCGGCGATGAATTACGGTCTCGGACCTCTCGGGTTTTTGCTCGGTTCGACCCGGCCCCTCAACGAAGGCGAAGGTCGCGGCGCCGCCGGCGGCGTCTATCCGCATTTTACGCTCGACGATATCCGCGCGCTCGGCGCGTCGCCGACCGCGCCGGCCGCCGAGGTCAAAGGCAATGCCGATCTCAACGTCAATGTGCAGGTCGAACCATCGGATAGTTTCATCGCGCGGCTCGTGAGCGAGTTGAGGAACGGCATCAACGCATTCGGCGGCGGCACCGCCGGCTCGACGGGGCTGTCGATGCCGGAGGCGATGCCGGGGCCGTAATACCGCGCCGCCGCGCCATGGCATTGAACATCAAGATCAACGTCCGCGACAGCGTCGATTTCAATCGCGCCTTCGACAGTTCGGTCGCCAACCGCATCGCGCTCGGCGATCCCCGTCCGCAAGCATTGCGCGCCTCGGGCTCCAATCTGCAAGGCGATTTCGGCGGTACGAGCGAAAGCGATATCGGCCCTGCAACCCTCCGGGAACGATATCGCGGCGCGGCCGGCGCACCTCCCGCCGGCCGCGCCAGGCTCGCCGCTCTGGAGCAAGGGCGCCGCTCGGAAGCTGGCACCCTCCCGGCGCCGGAGCAGAAATCGTCGATGCCGTCGCGCCCGGCGCCGAGCGCCGGCACCGCCGACACCGACGCCGCGATCCGCGCGGCGTCCAATGCCGCCGGCGTCGATACCGACACCATGCGCTCGATCGCCTCGATCGAGTCGAGCATGAAGCCGGCGAGCAATCGCAACCGCCGCACTCAATATAAAGGCCTCTATCAGCTCGGCCGCGACGAGTGGCGGCGCTATGGTTCGGGCGATATCTACAATGCCGGCGACAACGCCATGGCCGCCGGCCGGCTGTTCGCGGCGCATCGCGCCGAATTCCGCGCCCGCTTCGGCCGCGAGCCGACCGATCGCGAACTCTACATGATGCATCAGCAGGGGCTCGGCTTCTACACCCGCGGCGCCATGACCAATATCGGCGGCAATCGCTATCCGGGAATGCGCGGGCCGCAAACCCATGCTTCGTTCGAGGCCGGCTGGGGCCGCGAGCTGGAACGCCGCCGCGATGCCTTCGCGCGGCGCGAGCTGAAGCCGCGCATCACGCTCGGCGACATCTCGGCGTTGGGTAAAAAGTAGTAAAAAGTAGGATGGGTTAGCCGCGAAGCGGCGTAACCCGCCATCGGCGCCGCCGGCGACTGCAAATCGGCGGGTTGCGCGCCCGCGGCGCTAACCCGCCCTACGGGTTCAGAGAACAATGCCGACCGCCCGCGACTGGATCAAAACTCTGTGGGCCGCATCCTACAAGGGCTATCCGTTCTATTACGAGCGCGACGAGATCGAGTTCGGCAACGACATCGTCGTGCATGAGTTTCCCAATTCCGACCAAAACTACAACGAGGACATGGGCGAGAGCGCCCGCAGCTACACCGGCAATGCCTATGTCACCGGCGACGATGCCGACGCCCAGGCCATCGGCTTTCTCGCGGCGCTGGTGTCGCACGGGCCGGGCATTCTGGTGCTGCCGACCGACGGCCCGATTTTGGTTCGGGCGCAGCATCCCTGCAAGCGCGTGGCCGAGAAGGATCGCTTCGGCTATATCTGTTTCGAGGTCCGCTTCGTCCGCGAGGGCGTCGCTGCGGCCTTGGTCTCGGTGCCTTATCTGCAACAGCGCGGCTACGACGCCGCCAATGCCGCCAATGCGGCGATCGTCGCTGCGGCGCCGGCGCTGCTGACCACGGCGAACCAGCCGGACATCGTCATCGCGGCGACCGTCGACGAGGTGCAGGCGGTCGCCGGCGCGATCGATGCGGTGCGGGTGTCCTATCCGGTCACCGCCGCAGCGGCGCAGGCGGTGTCCGGCAATTTGCAGGCCATCGTCGACAATGCCGCGGCGCTGCTCGATCCGGCCGGCGCTGCGGCCGGCACGGTGAGCGACTTTGCCGCCGTAGTCGGGCTTTCGCCGGCGCCGACCGATGCCGTGAAGGCGATTGCCGGCGCCATCGTGTTGACGCTGTCGGATCTCCGCGCCGGCCTGGCTTCGCCGGATCTGGCGCAGGATGCCTTGGCGGTGCTGGCGCAGAGCTTTGCGGCCCCGCCCGTGCCGGTCTCGCCGCCTTATTCGCCGAGCGACGCCACGGCGCAGGGCAACGTCGCCGGCGTGTTGCAGCTCGGCCGGCTCGCGGCGCTCGCTGCCTGGGCCAAGGCGGTGCTGGCGCGTAGCTATACCGACCGGCCGGCGGCGGTGACGGCGCGCGCCGAAGCCGCCGAGCGCTTCGAGCGCGAATTGAATCATTGTCCCGGCGCGCGGTTTGCCGCGCTCTATCTGGCAATCGAGGCGTTGCAGGCGAGCGTGGTCTCGTACCTCACGCAGCTGATGGCCGATCTGGCGCCGGTGGTCGAGGTCGAGGCGCCGATCATGCTGCCGTCTCTGGTCGCGGCCTGGTCGCTCTATCAGGACCCGGTCCGTGCGGTCGATCTGGTGCTGCGCAACCGGGTCAAACACCCGTCGTTCATGCCGCGCGAATTCGAAGCACTGGCGCCGGGCTATGCCGCACCGGCGAGCCTGCCGACGGTCTGGCCGGCGCCACCGTTGTGATCGGAGAATTCGGTGGGTCCTGAATTTGTCACCGTCTCCGCCGGCGGCGGCGTCTATTCGGCGTTCGAGAGCGTGCAGGTCACTGCCGCCTTCAACGAGGCGGCGCGGTCGTTCTCGCTCGATCTGGCCGCGCCGGCCGGCGGCGACGCCACCGCGGCGATGTTCTATTGCGGCACCCCGGTCGAAATCTCGGCGAACGGCGAATTGTTGTGCGCGGCTTACGTCGACCGCTTCGAGCCGCATCTGAGCGACCATAACCAGGCGATCGTCAAAATCTCCGGCCGCGGCAAGGGCCAGGACGCCATCGACTCGTCGGCTATGCATCCGACCGGCTACTTCAAGAATCAGACGCCGTTGCAAATCGCGCAGGCGCTGGACAAATTCGGCATCGGCTTTACGTCCGATCAACAAATGCAGCCGGTGCCGTTCTATCATCTGACCCCGGGCGAGACGGTATTCCGCTGCATCGAAAAGCTGTGCCGCCAGGAGGGCTTGTTGCTCGCCGGCCAGCCCGACGGTTCGATCAAGCTGACCAAGCTCGGCGGCGGCGCGCAAGCGCCGCTGATCGAGGGCAGGAATTGCAAGGTGCTCAGGGCCGACCATAACTGGGCCGGCCGGCACTCCCATGTCATCGCCCGCGGCCAGCGCCCGATCGGCGCCGGCGGCGCCGACACCACGCAGATCGAACATACCGCGACCGACGGCGCGGTGACGCGCTATCGGCCCCATGTGCTGGTGATCGACGGCGATACCGACAATACCCGCGCCGCGATGCGGGCGCGCTACCGCATCATGCGCGAGGCCGGCCATTCGCTAAAGGCCACAGTCACCGTGCAGGGCTTTCACGACGACGGCGGCGCGCTGTGGACGCCGGGCAATACCGTGTTTCTGGATTCGCCGTTTCTCGCCGTGCACCAGCTGATGGGCATCGAACGGGTGGTTTACGCTCAGGCGCGCAAGGCCGGCAGCCTTTCGCATCTGAGCCTGGTCGATCCGGCGGCGCTCGGCGGCTCAGGCGGCGAGGGCGGCTCGGCCGGCTCGTCCTGGAATACCGATATC